GGGCATACAGAGATTCGACACTCTAAAATATCGACAGTTTGAAAAACTAACTGACAAACAGTTGGGCTTCTTCTGGAGACCTGAAGAGGTGGACGTACTTCGTGACGCCAAAGACTTTAAGGATTTAACAGAACATGAACAGCATATCTTCACCAGCAATCTCAAGCGCCAAATTCTTTTGGACAGCGTTCAAGGTCGCAGTCCCAATCTGGCTTTTCTTCCTCTTGCTACAATTCCTGAACTGGAGACCTGGATTCAGACCTGGGCGTTCAATGAAACAATTCATAGCCGCAGTTACACGCACATCATTCGCAACGTGTTTGCCAACCCCAACATTGTGTTCGATGAACTTACCAGTATTGAAGAAATTGTTGACTGTGCCCAAGACATTAGTAGATACTACGACCAAGCCATCGAAGCCGGTCAATACTATAAACTATTGGGGGTAGGCACTCACGTTGTCAACGGCAAAGAAATCACAGTGGATCTTTATGATCTTAAGAAAAAATTGTGGTTGTGTTTGAATAGTGTCAATGCCTTGGAAGGAATAAGATTTTATGTCAGCTTCGCCTGCAGTTGGGCCTTTGCTGAACTTAAAAAGATGGAAGGTAATGCAAAAATTATCAAGCTAATCGCCAGGGATGAAAACGTACACTTAGGTTCCACGCAGACTTTACTAAAATTGCTACCAACTGATGACCCTGACTATGCTACCATCCGCGAGGAAACTCGTGCCGAGTGTGAACAGATGTTTTTGAGTGCAGCCGCACAAGAAAAGTCCTGGGCACACTACCTATTCCGAGACGGCAGCATGATCGGACTCAACGAAACCCTGCTGTGCCAGTATGTGGATTGGCTGACCTGCAAGCGTATGACCGCGGTTGGTCTCAGCTGTGGCATCAAGACCGGATCAAATCCTTTGCCCTGGACAGCCAAGTGGATTGCTGGCGCAGAAGTTCAAGTGGCACCCCAGGAAACTGAAATAAGTAGTTATGTGATTGGCGGAACCAAACAAGACGTCGACAACAACACATTCAAAGGATTTAGTTTATAAATGATTACAGTATATTCAAAAAACAACTGCCCGTTTTGCGATCAAGCAAAAAACCTGTTGAAACTCAAAGGCATTGACTACAGCGAAATCAAAATTGATGAAGATCAGGCAGCACGTGAGTTTGTGCTCAGCAAAGGGCATCGCACAGTTCCACAAATCTATCAAGATGGAGAACTGTTGGTTGAAGGTGGTTTTCAGGGCCTGCAACGGCAGCCCAATGAATTTTTTCAAACACTAAAAGGTTAATATGTTAATCAACAAATCAAAAGTTGCCGAAGGCGACATTGTGGCGTTCAAGATTGTCAATGGAGACGAAATCGTAGGAAAACTGGTCGGCGAAACAGCAGACACATTTGAAATAGACCGTCCTTGTACAGTGGTGCCCAGCCAACAGGGCATTGGGCTGATTCAAACCTTGTTCACCAGCGACCCCAAAATCAGCATAAGTATTAGCAAGACACACGTGATCATGCATGCTCCTGTGATTCCACAAATGGAAAGTCATTACATTACGACCACCACAGGAATACAACACATGACCAAAGGCGGAATCATAACATAATGCCAGCAATATCTAGAGGCGGAGACATCAACACCGAAGGCGGAGCCATCATACCTGGCTCCAGCACGGTGTATGTCAACGGCATTCTAGTTGGACTGTTGGGTGATACTGTCACCGCTCATAGCCCTTACGGACCGCCACATCCTCCACACGCAGCCGCCAAGATTGTTAGCAGTAGTGGCACAGTGTTTGCTGACGGTGTTCTAGTGGCCTGGGTTGGCAGTGACAACAGTTGTGGGCACACAATCATCACCGGTAGCGATGATGTGGATGTAGGCAGCTGAAATGGCCATAACTTCAGCACAAACCATAGCAGTTGCGGGCTTGGTCAACGGCCAAGGTATTACCACCAGCCAAGACATGGGTTCGCAGTTTGGTACCAACGATTCCAAACCTTTGGTCATTGCCATAGACAACCTGTATACCAGCGGCGCCGCCAACAACGTGTCCGGCTTATCCGCCATACTGGACAAGATACCCAAATGGGTCAGTGGTCGCAATGGCGTAGAAAAAATATCTGCTCAGGCCACTGCACAGGCCGGCAGCATCATGGGTTCGGGAGTCAGCGGTGTCAAAAACTTTGCACTCACAGTAAATCAAACAGGTGGCTACGGCACAGCCAGTCTTGACTGGGCATCATCCATAGAACAATACAAAGGCAAGTCATTCACAGACTTTGGACTACAAAACAAAAGTTTTCAAGACATAGCCAGTGGCGGCATCACCGGTGCTTTTTCTGCCCTCAAAGGAGAAGTATCGGGCATTATAGGCGGAATTGAGAGCCGACTTCCAAAAATAAACACCGGCAGCATACAAAATGCAATGAAAGACTTTGGTGCTTCGTTATCCAAACTGGGCACAGCATTCAGCTTTGGAGACATGACGCAGACTTTTGCACCAGCAAGTTTTATCAAGAATCTTCGTCGCCAGGGCCTGGGCAATGTTGGCGAGTTGAACTACAAATTAGCGGCTCAAGGAATCGTGTCTGACGAAGATCTTGACAAGGCCGATCCAGCGGTGCTACGTAAGACCATGGATACTGTTAGTTCTGCAGATGTACAAAAAGTAGTAGACCAAACTGGTATGCAACTGCCTCCAGGTGCCAAACTAACTTCCTTGAGTGATTTGCTCAATGCCAAGAAAATACTGCCACCAAATCTACAGGCCATGGCTCCTTCGGGGTCAATGTCTGACATCAACTCTGTGCTGGGAAACATGGGCGGCAAGTTCAAATCCAGCACCGACATTGCCAAATTTGTCGGCAAGGCCGAAGTACCTGACTTTGGCAAATTGGGTGCATTGTCCAGTCCGTTGCCGCAGTCGTTCATTGCAGACTTATCTCCTTTTATTGGCAAAGTGCCATTGCCGGCTGTGGATGGTGTGATTGAAACCATGGGCACTGGTCCCTTGGGCAACCCCACAGTAAAAGACATGATGGGCTCGGCTGCAGGGGTTGGTTTTACGGATAACTTTAAAAAAATCAATGCCGCCCACGACAGCGTGATGAACAGTCAAGTGGGACAAAATTTACATTCAGCACTGGTCAATATGCATACTGCCGAACAAAACGGTGATCCCACTGGCCCTGCAACAACTGTCTTGGCCACCGCAGTTGACAAATTTAATCAGGCTGTTGCCACCAGCCCAGAAATTGTGGCGGCACAAAAAGCTGCCGCAGGTACCATACTGCAAATGACCAGAGAAAGTGGACTGTTGCCCTTGGCCGGAGTTGACCTGGCCAATCCTCCAACCGTGCCCGGAGTCACTGGAATTCTTAACCTGGCAAAAAGTTTGCCGTCCTTTGGGGTGGACAAACTGAATCTGGGATTCAAAGATGTGCTCAGTGGTGTGGCCGACAAGACCAGCGTCTACGGTGAAGCCATACAGGCTGCCATGATGGAGGGCCGTAATCGAGCACGGCAAACCTTGGCAGGTATATCAGACAACATTTCTGCCGACCCAACAGCAATACTGGCTGCCAAACTTTCAGCAAAACAATCAGCAGGCTTGACCGATCTACAGAAACAAAATGTGATCGCTGATGCCAAGGATTTGAAAATTGAGCCAAGTCAGGCCCTGTCAAACGCTCAACTGTTTGGTTACAACAACGACTACTTTGTGAAAAAAGGCTACCCCTCGGCCTAGTGATTTTCCAAACTTTCTGGTCATTGTAATACCAGATAACTTGATTTTTCTGCAAAAAACTTGTATAATAAACTCAGTTAATGGGTTATAGTAGCAGTTTTTCTTGTAAAATGATCCTTATATAAAACTACGCAGTCTACGAAAGGAGATTGAAATGACAAAATACCTACCTAGTGTAGTAAAGTTTTTGACCATCATGCTTGGCATGTGGTTGACAACTTTTGCTCTGGTCTCAGTAACCAAGTCGAAGTTTGACGGGTTGAGATTGAGCCAGGCTGAAATCAACTCAGCCAAAATTATTACGTCTTCGGACCGTGAGCGTCAACTTCGTTGTCTAGCTCAAAACATATATTGGGAAGCAGCCGGTGAGCCATTTGAAGGCAAGGTGGCTGTGGCACAGGTCACAATGAACCGTGCCGCCAGTTCAAACTTTCCCAATGATGTGTGTGCAGTTGTTTATCAAAAGAACGTGGTGTATGAAAAAGTGGTTTGCCAGTTCAGTTGGTATTGTGAAGGTACCCATAGGGTCAAAAAAATCCACGCACCTTTGTACCGTGAAAGCGAAGAAGTTGCCAAAAAAGTTCTACTTGAGAACTTTCGGTTAAGCAGTCTAAAACATGCCATGTACTATCATGCTGATTATGTCAAGCCCAATTGGAAGAAACAACCGATTGCAAAAATAGGGCGTCACATATTTTATGCAGGTAACTAAATGCCCATACTTTCATCAACCCCTAACTACAAATCAAAAATGAATCTAAAACAATTTACATTCGAACAAGTCAAGCAACAAGTAACTGATTTTTTTGTTGATCACTTTCATAAAATATCAGCAGACACCATGGGCTGGATGGCAGCCATTTTCCTACACCTGGCCACTATCCCAACCTTGTTGGCCTTGCTGACTGGGCTCACAGACAACACTCCCAACATTGATGTTGTGCTGTTCCTGTGGACCGGCCTGATCTTGCTGTTTTTCCGTGCAGTCATACTCAGAGACATACTGAACATTGTGACCATTGCTCTGGGATTTGTTACTCAAGCAGTTTTGATGGCTTTGATCTTATTCAAATAAATACTTGTGTCAACAGGAGGCCCTATGCCCAAAAAGATCGAAGTAGAGCAAGAAGATGATCTTGAGTTCGACGAAATTCAAGAAATCGAAGAAGACGACTACGGATTTGTGTTTGATGCAGAGGGAAATGTCAAGTTTCTTTTTGTGCCCGATAACTTGCCGTTCAAGCCTCCCAAGAACATTGTAAAAATTATGAAGATCCTGGGTGTGACTGACCTTACACAATACAGCACCGGCGCCCCAGTTCACTAAACCAAAAAGTAGTACTCAAGTACTACTTTTTTTTGGTTGCTCATAATTCCCATTTGTGCTATAATTATGGCATGAACAAAATAGATCAATACCTAAAATGGATTGCCACAGTCACCCTGATTGTTGGCACTGGAATCAACGGCTTGGGCTTTTACCCACTTGGACCCATCATACTGGCCCTAGGCGGCATTATGTGGTTGGCAGTCAGCATCATGTGGCGCGAAGCCAGCCTGATTGTGACCAATGGTATTATGACCATCACAGGCATAGCCACCCTATGCTACAGCGTGTTCTGCAAGTAATACTTTGGTAGTACTTGTCCATAATTCCCGAATTTGTTATAATATACGCATAGAAACACAAAGGAGCCCGAATGTTTTATATTGTTGCTAGAGGCACCGGACACATTGTCACCGACGGACCCAATCGTACTAGAGCCTACAAAACTTTTGGTTCGGCACGTGCCACCCGTACTCGTCTTTGTCGCAAAGCAGGCTACTCAGTGAGTGAACTCAGCATCATTGATACCAAGTATTACCAGCCTCGAATGGTTGTTCGCACCAATCTCATGACCGGACAAGAGTACCAAGAGGATGTCAACACCCCCAACTGTTGCTCACCCAGCTCAGAAACTTTTTGGAGTATGTGATGAGTGAACCCAGAATTGAAGGCCTAACTCCACGTCAAATTGAACTGTTGGAAATCATGTGGGAATTGGAAGAACTGGAAGATTTGGAATCGTGGAAGGCTCGTTTGGCCCCACGTGATCAACGCACCGTGGACCAATTGATACGCATGGTCTTGATTGAAACCTTTGATGCCGAGTTTGCCAAAGAAACTCAATTCCCCGAAGCCCGTGCAGTTATTCAACGTGTCATGAAAGAGAGTCGATAATGAACCCTAAAGATTATAGTCGTCGTGAATTTTACTATCGGTACCGGCAACCAATCTGGACTCCCGCCGCCGTCAACACGTTGCGTGAAGACATTGCAGAGCAGGCCGTGGCCGCCAGTGACCTGATGGAAGCCAAAATGGTTATTGCATATATTATGCAAAAACGTTAAACGGACATTCGCACTTTAAACCCGCTTCGGCGGGTTCTTTTTGGCTAAATATTCTATAAGGACTAGCCATGAAGATCACAGACGTTATTCGCCAAGTTTTAGATATTGTTGACGCCGCTGAAGAACAATCGTCAGAACCCGTAGTGGCTGTAGAGCCCGCGACAGAACCCGATGCGTTGATACGCATACAGCAAATTGCAGGCCTACTGCCCACAGACGACTCTGCAGAATACAGCAATACCCCACAAGAACGTACAGCACCAGTCACAGCCGCATTTCCCTCAGGTGATGATGTGCATCACAGCAAGAACCCTGCAGATATTAGAACCAATGCACCCAGTATGTTCCCAGGATTCCAAGCAGGAATGCGATAATGGCCTCAATCACAATCACAGTTCAAAGTCTACTAAACACCGCAGTTTATGATTCGTACACCATTGACAATGGTCAGACTGTCACACAGCTAAAAACAGCCATTGACTCTGCTCGCAGTTTTGACAGCACCTGGTATGATCTTGTGCTAAACGAGTCAGTGTTGTCTGGTGCCAGCACACTTGCCAGCCTGGGCATTACATCAGGCACAGCCCTAAGAACACACAACAAGATCTCAAGACTGGCCACTCGTCAACTACGTCAAGAAGCTAAATTAAATTTGGCCACACTGGATCGAACTGCTAGCAACAACAGCAGAGCCTCTTACGATATTACAGAACTACCCACTTACTATGTGGGCGACACAGTGACAGATAATCCCAATGTTGGAGGCTTGATTGAAGGCCGTCCTTGGATTTCAGCACCAGTTTATAATATAGTGACATCGGGTCTAAGATTATATCTTGATGCTGGCAATGCCACCAGTTATACATCAGGCACAACCTGGACTGACCTAAGCACCAATACCAACGATGCCACACTGGTTGGTAGTCCTGCGTTTACCAGTGCAGGTACTAGTAGTTATTTTACATTTCCCAATGACACCAACAAGTATGCCACTACATCACACACAAAATACAGTGGTACCTACACAGGCAAAAGCACATTCTTTGTGGCCAGGATGGATGCCAGCATAGCAGATGGATACCATGGTATATTTGGTGTCCCTGTTGGTGGCAGAACCTTTAACACCTACATCTACAAGACAGCCGGACCAAACTATCAGGTCCATGCCAGTTTTGGTGGTATCAGTAGCGGATTGTCGGATATATTGATATTAACAGCAAATCAATGGTTCACGTTTGGTGCTACACAAGCTGCCAATGGAGATTATACTTTCTACTGCAATGGACAAGCAGTCGGAATAACCACAGGACAAACATTCACGAACACATACAGCTCTAGCACTAACCCGCAGTTGATTGGTAAATGTGATAACTTCTGGCACGGTGACATTGCTGTAGTGACTGTATACGATCAAGCCTTGAGTGGCGCGGAAATGCTACAAAACCACAACGCCATGACCGACCGATACGGATTCTAATCCATGGGCGTACAAAATCCCAACAGCACCAGTTATGTTCATCCCGACGAACCTAACCTCTTAAACCTACACAAGGCCATGGTCTATAGAGACGATGAGCCGCATCTACGTGTGACCTTGGGACAAGATAATATTACCATCACCGGTAATGTTAATCTAGTTGATCAAGTAAAAATCAACAACACCGAATCACAGATGATTCCGGTATACCTGGTGGGCAACGTGCTAACAGTGAATCAAGGCACAACACCCTGGTACGCTAATGCTAACGTTATTGGCAACATAAGCGGTATTACCACACTGCCAGCCATACGCGGCAATGTGGGTGTGAGTGGCAATATCAATGTAGATAATTTCCCCAGCAACGTTTCTATCACACAACTGCCTGCGGTGTCGGGCAATGTATCAATCTCACAAATGCCTGCAATCACTGGCAATGTTACGGCCACAATCACAGATATTATCACAGTAGTAGTTAATGGAGATGCAGGTGATTTGTATGCGTTCAACAATCATGCGGCTAATGCCAATCGTGGATGGACCATGGACAACACCATGCGCCCCATACTCAGCATTAGAAATGGTAGTGCCAGTGCCGCAGATCTAATCAAGATTGTAGAGTATGAGATTGGCAACAACAATGCCAACCAAAGCACTATCATGTACGAATGGTATGAAGGCCCACTTACTATAGCAGGAGCGGCCATACCTGCGTGGACTACGTTTGGAGTACACAGTCAATATCGTGTGTATCAGGATCAATACTCCAGCAATCAAGGCAACACTTTTACAGTTCCGAACGGCAACGGAACATACATGAGACACAGTGGTATCATCATTGGCAAGAATACTAGTGGTGATGAAGGCCCGGCCAGTATGCACGGCGGTGCTACAGATGCGGACAAAAACATGCTGACTCTGTGCTTAAGGCGTGTAGACAATGCTACCAAACTAGATGTTTGGTTTGCCTTTACTGTTAGAGAATTAACTTAACCAAACTCATTGACAACACCCATTTGTCTGTGTATACTATGGGACTAAAACCTATAAATATACAACTATGATATTTGGATACTTTATGATGTTGGTTGCAGTGTCCATTTCTGCGATCGCCGCTTGGTACAGCGTGGAAGGCCTTACTGCGATCTTTGCCGCGGCTGTGATACCAGTGATCATCATGGGCGGTGCTCTTGAAGCTGGCAAGATCTTGGCCACAGTTTGGCTACACAACAACTGGCGCCGCATTTCATGGGCCTACAAGTCATATCTAATACCTGCGATCATATTCCTTATGATCTTGACATCCATGGGCATATTTGGTTTCCTAAGCAAAGCCCATTCAGATCAGA